GGGATGAAAACCGAACACGAAGAACAGCGCGAGTTTGTAAAATGGGTTCGTCAGACATACCCCGGCGTCCGCATATTCGCCATCCCTAACGGCGGGCAGCGGAGCCGCACCACAGGCGCGAAGCTGAAAGCGGAGGGCGTGTCGGCTGGGGTGCCTGATTTGTATATCCCTGCGTGGCATTGCTGGGTTGAGATGAAGCGGGAAAAGGGCGGCAAGATTTCGGCGGTGCAAAAAAATTGGCTGACATATTTGCAGAGCATTGGCGATAAGGTGATTGTCGGGCATGGCTGCAAAGACGCTCAAAATAAAATTAAACTTTTGTGTAAATAGGTGTTTACACCATTATTAGACTAATGTATAAAATAGGGTAAGGGGCAACCGGATAGGCCGACCGCCCCGAACAAGGAGACGACCACATGAACATCTTAGACCGCATCGAAGATCGCTTCACCGAGACTAAGGCGGCTTGCAAGCTGTATGCTGACGTGGACAAGGCCACGAAAGCCGCCGACCGCGAAGTTGACAATCTCAACAAGGCGCACGGCACCGACATTGACTGCGAATACTTTCTGGTTTTCGTTCCTAGTCAGGAGAAGCTGACTGTCGTTTTCAACTTCAGCAAATGGCTCAACCACTACGGCACCGGCACCTATCTTGGCTGGTTCGCCCAGCGCAAATTCTTCAGCATCTAACCACACCGCCGGGGCTTCGGCCCCGGCATAAAACTTGGGAGAGAGACGATGGCTAACTTCAAAAAAGTAAACGCGGAGATCAAGGCGTACACCGGCATGGATATCCAAGCCCGGCGCGGCGACGGTTACGTCTTCTTCGATGGCGACGACGGGTTCGACAAAGTGCCCTCAGTTTATGCCAACCCGGTCACCACACCAACCGATGAAATGACAAGGTTCTGTCTTGAGGCCATTAACGAAGTCTATTTTGATCTTTTCGGCGCGCTTGCCGAATAATACACCGCCGGGGGTTTCGGCTCCCGGCAACTTACACAGGAGAACAACATGACACGCAAACTACTTGAAAATATCTGCAACCTGTTCATATGGTGCAGCATCTTCGGCCTGACCATCTTTTCGCTGGTGGCATTTGGCTGATGTTTAAATTAAAGCAGCAGGTCAGCGTAATCTTGAACGACGGCTCACAAATTACAGGGCAAATTGTTGGCCGCACAATTCAAGCAGAACCTCGTTATGACGTAAAATTGCCAAACGGCTCCATCATTCAAAACGTTGCTTTGCATCTTGGCGACAACTCAAACTATCTAATCAATGCAATTGCGCCATGACAACAGAAGCAAGATTTACACCGGCACAAGTGAAGCTGATGTGCGATTTAATGGATGACCATGGCATGACAGCGCGTGAAGTTGGCGAGAAATTCGGGCTGACAAGAAACGCGGTTATCGCGCTGCGATATCGCGCAGGTCGCGCAAAGCCGAAATCGCATGACCCGCTGATGGCAGGTAAAAATCAGACGCCATCCAAGCCGTGTTTACGCTGCGGATCGAATGCGCCGCGTGATCCGGCGTATCGCATTTGTGATGACTGTAAAAATTCAGATGTCTTTGGAGGAATGTATGCAGCTTATTGATTTTATTTCTGTCCCAGATAAGGAACTTAAAAATGAAACAAGGTGATATTGTTTACGGCGAAAACAATCGGCAATGGAAATTAGTGCTGGATAACGGTGAGGGACTTTGGCTTGCTCATGTCTGGATGCCAGAGTCTGCTCATATTCAAGGCATCAGCCCGCCGCTGCATATTGTAAACGAAAAATACATGACATTGACCGAACAGGATTTATCGGTAGAATGATGTTGTTAGTCTCTCCTGTTAAACTTAGCCCGGCACAAATGCCGGGCTATTTTTTTGACCGCTTCCACGTCAGAAATTCAGCGCCCTCTTCCAGATCAGCAAACGCCGTGATCCGCTTGATTGCGTTGCTCTCGCCGGGGTCAATGACAAACAAGATCGTTGACCCATGTTCGTCGCGGTGGAAATTGTGCCGGGTCGCGTACTCGTCAATCCATTTGTAACCGCGAGCGCGAGCTTGCCAAACAACGCGACCGTCATCCAGTTCTTCGTGCGTCAGCCCCCATGTGTGATGATGGCCGGCCACATAAATATCTGCATCCTCATCGAATAGCGCCGCACGTTTTTGTCCGTGCAGTCTGTTATAGATCGACGTGCCTTTATGATTATGAGCGGCGTCGATTTTGACCTCACCGCCGCCGGGGAAGCGCAATTTAAATTTTGCTCTCCAATCGATCATGGGTATCTGTGCCACGTTCTCCGATTTCAGGAACGTGGAGAACTCACCGTGCATAGTATCGTGGTTGCCGTGCAGCCAGACTACCCACGGCACACCAGCATCGCGCAGGAACCACCGCGCCAGTTTGCGCTCCGTTGGCTTGCTGATGTCATCATCGGCGTACAGATAGATCATCCGGCCCCAGTTGTCAGCAGTGTCTCCGATGTTGACCGCCATCATGCCTTCAGTATTTGCCATGATTTCAATATCCCGCCGCAACAGCGGGATGTTGCAATGCGTACCAAGATGCGGATCACCTGCAACGGCCAGACCGACCGGCCCATCAATGCGGACGTTGACGTCAAACCAAGTCTTCGCATCTTCGTTTTCTAGTTTCTTCTCAAACCGACGAGATAGATGGTCAAGGATCGCACTTACATCGATATCTTCGTCGGGGAAAACAGGCAGATCAAAAACCGGCTTGTCCTGCGGTTCACCCGCTGGTTTGTATTGCTCCCAATCGATCTTGCGATACATACGTTCAGCGGCTTGTCGTTTGGACGACCCGCTGCTGCGTGGAATATTCAGTTCATTGGTTGTTTCGGCCAGTGCGCCATTTAATCCCTGCACAGTTGTCCCCATTGGCGGATAACCCTCGCGCAATTTCTGCTCAACCAATTCGACAAACTTTTTGGCGTCGGCTTTAGATATTCCGGGATTAGCCATCTATACTCTCCAATCGCCTAGCGTGGCGTTCTGTGCGGTTTGTGGTCTGTCGGTACAAGTTACTATCGCGAAGCTGTGCAGCCGCCTCACGCCAGTTCCTAGCCTCTACAGCAGCATGGTGTAACTTGAACTTTTGATATCTTGGCAACCCTAGCTGGAAGCACAAAGACGCGATAACAATCCGCGCTGGGTCCGGCAGGTCATCAAACTCAGGGTGTATCCACCTAGCATCCTTCAGCGCGATGCCGACATCCTGATTATAAAGCTGCGTCACCCGCGCCTCGCTTATCTCCGTACCAACCGGCCATCCGTATTCACGGTCTGTTTCGATCAGCAGATGACCGATACCGCAGGTCGGATTGTCCATGTGATCTTCGTAAATTTCGTGGACGATACCCTCATCCTGCTCCAAAACGAGGCGCAAACTTTCTTCAAAAGTCACCGCCCTTGGCCTCTATACTTTTTGTACGAGCGCCGTTTTTGTTTGTTAGACGGCTTGCTGTTCGGCCCGTCACCAATACTGGTCCGGTGTTTTATTCGCACGGGCTTCCAAACTGCCCCCGTTACCTTACTAGCCATTACTTGCTAACCTGTTTGAGTTTTTCGACGGTCCTTAATCCCCCGAGACCCAAAAGTCCCATCAACACCGGCATCATCTCGCTCATATCCAATGTCGGCAATTCGACAAGATGTCCTGTCTGCGCGAGAACGAAAGAGGCAAGCGGGAATATAAGAAAATTAAGCGCCATCGCAGCGCCACACGTCCAGCCGATCATTGGACGCCAGCCCGATACAAACACAGAACGATGAGCAGCTTCAGTCTTGTTTATGTCTAGCTGTGCAAGGTCAATCTTTGCGAGGTGGGTGGTAAGCTGCGCTTCAATCTCACGTTCAGCCGCCGCACGTTTTTCTTTGTCTTCAGGAAGGAACCTTCCGGCTACCTCCATGACGGATGGTAGTACAGCCGATAACAACCCGATCATTTTGCAACCCTTTCGTTTGGCACAACTGGATGTACTCCGTTGTGCATTTTTCGGAGTGCGGCAGTCTCAACTTTCAGATACGAGATATCCGATTGCATCACAGCAGCGGCCATATGATCGCGTCTCAAAAGTTCCGGCGATGACATCTGAGCGAGGATATTCAAGCGTTGCTCCTGTTTTTCCGCGCTCGTATCCAGCGCATCAATGCGCCGATCCAAGCCGCGTAATCTTTTTTCTGTGTCCTGTAATTGCTCGATGACTGTCGCCAATTTTTGGCGGACGATGGCCGCAGCCGAAACTACGGATACCAACATCCCCGCCAGAGTCAGGATCATCCGAGCGTCTAGCTCCATTTTATTTTCGGAACGCTGCGAACAGCAAACCCGCCATCACCACGCCTAAAATTATAATCTCTCCGTAAGACATCATCACTGCTTGCGCCATTTTCTCATCCACTTCTGAAAAGTTTCAGTCTCGTAAATGCGTATCGTAGTCCACACCAGAGAGGCCAATGCAGCGACCGCTGGTAGCCAATCAATTAATGTTCCGGCAACCACTACTATGCTGCTCGCATCAACAATTACTTTGGCTTGGTCGTTCATCACCCAAGCTCCGGCCAGTCGTACAGGACGCCAGACTTCGTTGTGCTACCGTCTTCCTCCAATGTGCGGGTTACAAACAGCGCAGCAACCGCATCCGTGTTTGCTGCACCATCGATAGCCGCCTCCATCTCTGTGGCCTTGGCCCTGATTGCATCACGCCATGTCACAATGTTCGCGGGGATTGCGGTAGCCTTCTCAGCCTTACGCGTGACAGCCCAATCTGTCTGTGCCAGCAGCGATCCCTGTTGAGATTTGACCTCTGCGATCAGGTTCGATTTGACGCCCGGCGTGACGACCTGTTCGCCATCTTCCGTAATCGGATCACCGTTCTCGTCTACCTCGTTGATGTCGTCCAGCGCCTTGGCTGTTGAGGTAACTGTACCGTCGTCATTGTAGCCCCAGTTGTACAACCGGCTATCAGGATGCGGCTGCTGTACGATCTCGGTGATACCAATTGCTGTTTTCTGTTCTGCCGAATAGGTGTACCAGCTACCGGGATGTGTCGTGCCATCTGCATCAGTAAACTGCCGACCGGGGCGGATAGTTTTGCCATTGCATTTATAAATTGATGTCATTTATTTATCCTTATCTTGCTGTCGCTGGTGCAACGCCGTCACCGCCGTATGGGTTTCCGAATGCCATGTAGATGTATGTTGAACCAGATGTATTAATATTGGACTGTGTGCCACGAACTTTGACTCCGTTGCTTAAAAAATCAATATCAATCGTGGAATAACTTGCTTCAGCACCGTTGGAATCTGCATCTAGCACCGCATCTGCGGGGTTAATTGGATCACGCTTGATATCAAACGTGTCCCAATTACCTGTTCCGCCAGCGGCACGTTTGATTATTATCCAAGCAGGTTTCATGCCGCTTGTGTAAATCATGGGACCATCTGTCGATCCATTGCCCGTGTAACTCCCGATGCTGCTATAGCCGGGAATTTCTGCAAAACAGTAAGCAATATAAGTATTGCTGCTACCATTTGAGCCATTAGCAGTGCCGACTGAAAACACGGTGCTGGTAGGTGCCGTGCTATTCCAGACGGCTGCATCTGTTCCTGCTGCTGCGGTTTGATTTAGATAAATAACTTTAGCGGCATCCCCAATGCCTTCGTGGTATACGACCCATGACCGGCTGTCACTTCGTTCTTTAACGATTATCATTTTAGGCACTGCGCCCAAGCCATGCCCAACCGTAGCGTTTGATCCTGTGCCAGTGTAGGTGCTGATACTAAACCCAGCCGTTGTGTTTGCTGATGTAGCAGTAGTATTTATAGAGCCGTCTTCGTTGCTGCTACCAGAGCCGTTCGCTAACCACTGCCATGCAACAAAAGTGTCAGAACTACCGTTCATCCCTACTCTGGAACCAACCTGAAAACCATCCGATTCAAACGCTGTAAGTCCTGTGGTGATCGTTGCTTCCGCACCAGAATCGTTTGATTTAAGTTCTTTTTGAACGCCACGAACTGCATCATAAAGCGCGTGGTCATACCCAGCATTTCTTGCCTTAACCCAGACCCAATCAGGCTGGAATTTACTATTACCAGATTGGTCTACACTGCGGCTTGAACCCGTACCCGTATAAAGCGTAGTTTGAAAATACTTTGACCCATCACTAATCGATGGTGTGGCAAGGTTAGCGGTGGATATTACTTTTTCTGATCCTGTGGGACCGGTGTCTGAAAAAGCGGACTGACCAAAATTATAAGTACCCGCCGCTAATGTTGGATTGAATATTCCCGAGGTGTCGGCGTTATACGAAACTCCAACGCCATCTTTCTCGTAATACCACTGACCAGAGGACGGTCGTATCGTAACTTTAGAATTGCCGGACGTAACCAAATTTCCGTCTGACAAAGTTCCTGTCGTTGCCGGATCAAGTGGGTTCAACACGCAGAAATTATTAGTCGGGCTATCAGACATTTGATCTGCCGCTGCCAAACCACTGCTGGCAAAATCATTCCCATTTCCTGACTCGTCGTCTCCAAGATCAGAGCTATCTCTGCCGTCTATAAAGAAACCGTTGGTTCCGTAAGCACCGCTATATTTCTTGGGTATCCACACGCCGTCGTCGTTGGTTTCTCCGAAGTTACTCGGTGCCAAACTCGACCCATCAACGTGATTTATTTCAGCAAGATATCCGTCGAAAAATTGTGATGCGCCAACCAGTTTTCCAATATCGTGTTCGCCGGTATTGTTAAATGAAGTTTCAAAATTAAGTGTGGGATTGCTATCAGTTCCAAAGTCAGTGATCTCTGATCCATTGAGATAGAGACGAAGCCTGTCACCAGCAGTTGAATTAGTTGTATCAACTCGCAG